CTATCCCTTTGAGAATTTCGGTTTGTATGGTTGGTCTTGTTTATATGAAGCATTTTATCGTCTGTTTCTCCTGTTTTGCTTCTATTTTTGATTTTATAGAGTTTGTTTCTCTAATTTTTGAATAGCTAGTTTCTCTAACTATTTCATCAGATGCTTGTCTGATTTGTTATTATTACCCTGTTTGCGATTTTCTAATTTTGGTTCCATATGAATTTAAATTATAACTACCTAACCGCCTGGAAGAGTATGGATCTGAAGGAATTCCACAATAAATTACTCCCATATTGAGTTGTGTGAATAAAGAGTGAATTGTTAAACCTAGTAATTGGTCTGTACTACTCTATGCTTTGTATCCTGCTTTTGATGGTGAGTAATTGAAAATATTCGCCTTCTGTATCATTTTATCCATGTTCTCTTCCGTAATATTTGGCCTATCTAATGCCATCATCTATATAGCCAATAAATCCTCCAGCAATACTGATACCTGTTCTGATTTTATTCCCTCGTATATTGCCTTCCTGTGCAAATATGGGTCTTTAAGAATGGCTTTATTAGATCCTGTAAACCATTATTTTGTACATAATGTCTTTCTAGTGTCCCTAGTCAACACCCAGTTGGTCAATGTGCCATCACAGTGTGAGAGTTTTGAACAAAAATCTATTTCGTAAAATTCTCCCAATCTGATTTAGTCTACGCATTGACCTAATCCGACATTTTATGGGGTGGTATCTCTGGTGGTTCGATCTAAAATTGCTCATTCTATATGCTCCGCTAATTCTGGCCTCGACCATATAGCAACGTCGTCCCCTGATGCTATCACAAAAAATCTTTTGTCATTCCATGGCTCAAAAGATATGTTTGCTTGAACAATATAATGATATACATAACAAATTGACCTGAGTGTGTTTCCAAGAGTGGTCTTGGTAGATAGTCCTGAAAATGTAGTCCCTCTTACATCGAAATATATGTAATCTAATTCCGGCTTAGGTTAATCCCGCTCTGATAGTATGTGCTTGTGGAATTCTCTTCGGATGTGTTATGGCCACAATGGTGCATTGACGCCGGGAAAGTGCAAGAATACAATGTTATCTCCTTTTAGTAAAGATTTCATCATGTCACTGTGTAGTTAATCCAAGCTCTTCCCTGGCGCCATTGTTAGCTATTGTATGTTGTAGGCTAATATGTCTTTAATTGTGCCCGACATCATATTCCAGAATTTGTCGTCTACGCACTCCATCAATTGTCGGAATTAAGAGCTATCAAAAGATTTTCCGTCTAATGATATTGCCTTCCAGTCCGATCCTATATTTGATCGAATTTTGTCCA